CGTTAATTTACGGTGTGTAGACGTGTATTAGGTAACTGACAGGAGCTTTGCCACTGTCCTTAGTCGTGATGGTGATGTTTGTCACCGCTCCATCAGTGAGTGCAACTTCACCAGACTGTGCCCCGGATGCGACCAGAGCACCAGCCACGTAGATGGTAGCAGCGGCCTTGGTCGGCGTGAGCTTAACCCAGGTTGAGGCTGTATTGACTGTGATATTGTACTCGTGTTTAGCCCCATCAAATGTAGGTGTGAAGGTCAGTGCCGCTCCGGTGTTTTGTTCTATGCCTGTCAGTGAGGTCATGTTGCCGGAAGCCGTTACTCCCAGAGTCAAGGCACCGGTAATCTTGATAACGGCTGTCCCCACAATAGCCCCGTCAATCTTGGGGTCAAGAGCAAACTCTTGTAGTAAGCCGTCAAACTGGATTGTGGCAGCGGCAGCGGCCGGGAATGTCAGTATGCACGCTCGCGCTGTGCCCGCTATGTGGTCAGCCAGCATGGCCACCTGTGCCGGATCACTGCCAATGAAGTTGAACTCTACATCCAGAGTGCCGGAGTCAAAGAACCCCATGATGTACTCACGATAGGCGGCAGAACCGTCTTCGTTTGTAACATCAATCTGCGCTCTCTTTGTGCCGATCTTGCCGAACTTGGTGATCTCCGCAACCTCTACACCGTTCCACTTTAGTTTAGTTCCATAACCCGAAATAGCTTGTGTCATCTTTACCCCCTATCTGTATAATATATTTGCCGCGTCTGCGACAACGGTTATTCGCATGTTCATTTGTATTGCATAGTGCCAGATTCCTTCTGTCGATTCAGGAACAAAGGCATCGTCTTGCCGCCATATTGACACGCTGTCGACCTCAGCGGTCGTAAATGAATAGTTGTCTAAGAGTTCCATAATGCGTTTACGAATTGTTAAAGCCTCGCTAGAGCTTGGTGAGTTTGACCAAATATCCAGGTATAGCGTCCCTCTGCGTACTGGGGAGTAATCACTCTCATTGTTTAGGTCAATCCTATTTACTAGATATGGGAACACAGCATCAGGAGTAGCCCATACGGGATAAAGTCTGGCAGCCCCACCCATAGCGGTTATCAATGTGGCGTCAGTAGTCAACCTACTATATATAGCGGTTAGAATTGAGCCTTGCGTTTCAAGTGTCATGTTATGGACTCCCCTAGAATTTCCTTGACCCGCTCCTCTGCTTTTTCAAATGATGGCCGGAGCCAGGGGCGGGGCAAAATATGACGAGTGCCCATTTCCAGGATTGCTCCGTAATCGTCCTCTGTGCCTACATAACCTATAACTGATTCGGAGTTAGTCTCTACTTCTGTTTTAACATTTTGCCTCAAATGACCAGTGGCAGAGGCCGGAGCTTCTCCAGGAGCGGAAGCGGTATATTTCTTATGAGTACCAGGCACGTAATAAGTCCGGCCTGAGCGGCCTCCGCTCAGAGTTTGAACCGTCTCGTTACGCACAACCATAACGGCCTTCTGCATTTTATTCAACATGGACTTTTCGAGCATCTGTTTAAACTCGGTAAAATGGTCAGTATATGTTAATGTCATAACCCCACCCTACTACCATAACGACAGTTGATTCGCCCAGATGTTGTGCAGTTGTGGCCGGAGTGTAGACCGTTGTGCCCTTAACTATCCGGTGTATTCCCAGCGATATCGTGATAGTACCATCAAACACGATTCTGTGAGTGACTACTGTGTCCAGTGCCTGATAAGCCGCTATAGTCTTAACATCAACAGGGATAATCCGGCACCAGTAGTCAGATACAGGCTTCCACGTGACACTCTGGCCCAGTGCGGATTGCACAGCCGTTTTGATTTGGAGTTGAACTTTTACTTTTGAGATATTCATAAAATCCACTTCCGCAGGCCAGCCAATTTAGCCTTAGCCACGTCCGGCAACTCTAATTCAGCGCCATAACTCACCGAGCCTATACCAGCCACGCTTTCAGCAGTTAGGCCGGAGCGGTTGCTATACCATGCGGATATTGTGGTCAGGACTGCTATTGCGGCATCGGGCAACAATGCTCTTACGGCCGCCGCCGTTGTGTCGTAGCCAGTGACATATACCACCTCGTATTGATAGCCGTTATACCAGCTCCCCTTCAGTCTGCCAATGCTCAACTGTTCCTCATAGTCAACGTGTTTCACCGACACAGAGTATTTAACCACTATGTCGGCGTCATCGGCTGGTAATCCGGCCGCGGTGAAGGTTAGAGTGGTGCCGCTTATGGCATAATGAGTAGTCTCAGTTTTGAGAGTGCCATTGACATACACGGTATAGCTAGAGGCTTTAGGAGTGTCGCTCAGTGTGAATACTAGAGTTACACCATCGCCCAGAAATGAGTTAAGTACCTTACGGTTTACCGAGGTGATTGATATTATCGGAGAGCGATTAAGCCTTAATATCTGAGAGCCGTTTCCCTGATATATCTCAGTCAGAGTGCGAGCTACCCAGGCTGAGGAACAATAGTCCTCTGTCTTTTTTGTAGCGGCCTCTATTAGCATCTCCAGCACATCATCGTCGTATGCCTCAAAAGTGCTACCGCTCGAAGCGTAGTCATAAGCGGCTGTGACGACCTTACCGTTGCCGGGGATAGCAGCACCAATAAAAGTGATAGTTGCAGTGGCCAGTGTGTAACCCGTGACCTCGGTCTGTAACACGCTATCCACATAGAGTTTCAGCGTGCCACTCAGAGGGGTATGGTCGAGGACAAATGTCGGATTAGTCCCGTTGCCCGTGCCCACGGCCTCAGCGTCAATGTGGAGCGAGGTCGCGGGATCGAGATGTAGAAACGCCTTGACCTGGTTAAGAGTAACTAATGCTGTCGATGATAGTGTCATATCGTTACTCCCTAAACACTGTAGTCAAATTTATGCTTTACGGTTAGCGGGTTGCCAGTCCTGTTTTTTATAATTGCCCCGCCTGTGCCTTTGTAAACGCAGTAATAACCGTCATCATTGGCAAGGTGAAGGTTTGCATCCTTTGAATGTACGTTCTCTACTGCGCCGTCCGCCGATACCTGAATTGTTGACCATTCCAACTGATCACCAAATATTACCTCTAAAGTGCCAGTTACACCCGTCGGGAGAGTGATAGTAGCATCATCTGCTAATAATGTGGAGCTATAACCAGGCGACCCCGACCCCGTCTTAGACTTGACCCACGTAACACCCAGGTCTGAGGTCGAATATTCGTCTCCGGTGTCAGTTTCAACGCATATCATCCGGTTATCTAATACCGTGGGCTTGGTATCGGAGTGTAACCCTGAGTAGATAAATTCATGTGTCTGTACATAGGCCATAATTTCACCTCGCTAAATCTAACCTCTAGGCTGGGGGCAACCGAAGTCACCCCCAGTATTAGAGCCGAGATTTATCTCATTAAGGTCAGAAATACCATCGGGGCATTGGATTCTCCGCTCCCGCTCTTATCAAGCGCAAAGCCAGCAATCTGCAAGCCATTCCCTACTGTGACATCCTTACTAGATACCACAGAGCCGTTGCCGACAAACACTATGGTTCTGTCCATAGCGCTTTTGCAAGTATTGCCATTGCTGGTTATCCAGCGGGGGCCGTAAGTTTGCAGCCAGAAGAACTCACCGCTAACAGCCTCAACTGTGGCTAGCCCTATGCGGGTCACATACTCGCCGCCACCACCATCAGCCACCACGTAACTGAACGGGCTTTCCATCAGTTCGATAGTAGTCGTGGCCGCTGTGACTGCCCTCTCCAATGGGGAGTCAAGTTTTACTACCAGCGTACCGCCAGTAGTGGTTAGCGCCGGATGGGACACTATAGTCCGTTGCTGTGGGTGCTGTGCTGAGCCGTTGCCGATGACAATCTCACCGCCTGCCAGCTCGTTAGCCCACAACACGCCAGTTGCCAGGTGGCCTATGACAGTGTCAATGGTAACTGCCACGTACTGACTGCCAGCCACACCGGATGCTAAAGTCTCACCCTTATAGACTGCTGCCATTTCGGCAGCAGTCTTCTGAGTTGGCGCTACCGCCACTGTGTTGGTCTTCTTACTTTTGTAAGTTCCGACCTCAGTATGTACCGTGCCTCCAGCGTAGCAGTAGACAAAGGTCTTGAAACCACGCCGCAGAATTGTGCCTATCGGATATTTCTGGTAACTGTCCACTTGGTAAGGTGTGCCTGCGCCAATAACCGCCTTGGATGCTCCAACACCAGGTAGATATACCTCAAACTCACCAGGTTCTGCTAATGGGAGAAATGCTGCTAAAGCCATTTTATTAACCTTTCTTAATTTTAATAGGGGCGCTTGCCCCACTTAGTCGTCGTTGGCTATGATCGAGAACGTGTCATACCGCATCAGTCCACCGCCTACACGGAATGTGCAGAGGAAACCTACCAAGCCAGCAGTGGCATACAGCTCATCCAGCCGTTGCAGTGTCATCCCGCCACGGTCAATGATGGCATAGCCCTGCTTAAAATCACCAAATACCACGTTGGTCTTGGCCAGGGTGTCGGCGGGATAGTTCATGTCAATCGAATTGTAGATCGGGAATCCGTCAAAGGTTTTGGGTTGTCCGGCTATAAGCGATGGCTGCCATAGGTAGTTGCTGTAGTATCCACTGGACACTTCAGCCCTCAAGAGTCTGGCCGCCAGCTCGGTCTTGCGGTTCATCAACCAAACTGCGCCGGGGAGATATTGCACCGGGAGCTTGTACTCGCACTTAAGCATGTCGTCAATCTTCACGGTGTCATCAACTGCCCACGTCACTCCATAAGTGGCATCAGCGCCAGCTCCGCTTCCAGTTGTCAGACCAGTCCTCAGTGTGGTGTCTACAGCAATGCCGTCCGGCTGGGGTTTAGCGGCGGTGTGGCCTGTGCCAATGGCAAACGCTTTGGCTTCCTGTTTTGCTCTCTCATTAGCAAACGACTGTGCAATGTAAGCCTCAAGGTTCTGATCACTGTCAGCCAGCAGATCCTTGCCCACCTTAGCCAATCCGGTGAGGTCCTCTATGTAG